TCAAAGATATAAAATATTTTTTTATATCTTAAAAAAATCATCTTGTAAAGATAATAAGGAGGAATGTAGAATTTATTTTTCAAGTTAGGAAATGATTACAGAGCAGATTCTTAGAATAACACCTTCTAGCAAATAACAATAAACATTAAATATTTGGGAGGTAATAAAAATGGAAAACGAGTTTAAAGAAGCTGCTTTAAGTTTTTTGGAGGGATTACTAGATTCAGGAAAAGTAGAATCAAAAACAAAAAAAGAAATATTAGATTTGTATGAAGAGTTACAAAAAGCTAATATTTCTGATGATTTACAACATTTAATTTTTAAAACAATTGAAAATTTAAAAAAAGAATATTTTGATTTTGGTTTTACTGCCTACAAAAACTTTAAAGAGTAAAACAAAAAAGGGATCCCGACCAAGACACCCCTTTTTTAAGCCAACTTGATTAAATAAATCAAATATCTAAGCATTTTTATTATAACATAAATCACTATAATAATACAAGATATTTCTATATTTCTCCAAATAGGAGGAGAATTTATGAAACTAACAGAACTACAAGAATTAATTAACAAGTATGGAGAAAACACAAAATTTATTGAAATTAAGGAAGAACTAAAGAAATTAGGTTATCCTTGCAAAATTGCAGGTGAAAAAAATGTTTGAAAATTTTAGAACTATTTATATCATAACTAATGCTGATAAAACTATTCTTTCAGCATTTACTTCTGAAGAAGAAGCAAAAAAAGAAATTGATTTTAAATATTCAATTCTTCCAGAAAAATTTTATATTCAGCCTTGCTGTTTGAACATTGATAAAAGTTTTGTTGAAGAAATTAAAAAGAAATTTTAAGGAGATTACAATGAAAGACTTATATTTTATAGATGAAACTACAAAAATAATATTTGCTTTAGTTGAATTACCTGGAAAAGTACAAATGGATTTTTTAGGAATTGAAAGAATTCATTATATCAATAGAGATGTTAGTAAAAATTGGTATGAAGAAACTAAAAATAAAATTATAAATTCTAAGCATCCAAAATTAATGGAAGCAATGAAAGAACTTGAAAGATTGTATAAAGGGATGAAATGATAAGGAGACCAACTATGAAAAGTAGAGAATATATTGAAAAGAAAGTAGAAAAACTTGAAGATTTGAGAAGACAGCTTCTAAAAGAATATCAAGATAAATTGGATAATGGCTATGAAGATGAAGTTCTTTGGCAATATATAAGCACAAAGAACATTGAAATTTGGACTTTAAAAGATATTTTAAATGATTAATTGGAGGCTTAAATGTATATAAAAGATAGAAAAAAAATAGAAAAAGCATTGGCTAACTTAATAAAAGAAATGATAAACCAAGAAATGATTGATGAAAATAAAAAAGAAGTAGCTGATCAATTATTAGCTGCAAGAGAATATGAAATAAGACAAATTTGTGAGAATATAGCTGATCAATATGCTTCCATTAAAAAACCACTTTAAAAAGGAGTGGATAAAATGCAAGAAAAGACATTTAAACAATTATTAATGTCTAGCAACTACTATACCTTGAATAAACAAGTAGTTAAAACTTTAGGGATAGAACCTGCTTTCTTATTAACTATTCTTATAGAAGCTTCAGATGGTTTAGCTGACGATGAAGGTTGGTTCTATCAAACTATAGAAAAAATTGGAGAACTTACAGGAATTGGTAGACACAAGCAAGACAAAATAATTAAAGATTTAATTGAATCTAAGATCCTGGAGCAAAAAAATAAAGGTGTTCCTTGTAAAAGATATTTTAAAATCAACTATGAAATTATAGAAAATCTAGTTTTCCAAAAACAGCAAACTAGTTTGTCTCAAAACGACAAACTGGATTGTAAAAAAGAGACAAACTTGTTTGTAAAAAATAGTCAAACTTGTTTGTCTCAAAACGACAACAATAAAGAACATAATATAAATAACATAAATAAAGAATTAAATCATAAAGAAGAAAAAGCTCCTGATGATTTAAAAAAAATAAAAGAATGGTTTAAGAAAAATGAAATTGATTTTTCTAAGAAGCATGAAGATAAAATAATTGAGTTATTAAAAAATAATTCAATAGACTATCTCTTGAATCTCTTCCAGGAGCAAATAGATATCCTAAAAAATAAAAAGGATGTTAAGAACATTGCAGCAGTCTTTTCAGCTCACTTGTTTAAAGGGACTTGTGAAGTAAATTTACAGGCTATCGAACAAAAAGAGCTTGAACAAGAAAAAATTAAAAATGAACAAAGAAAGGAGTATAAAGGAAATGATAAAGCTATGGAAGTTTTTAAAAGTTTACCTACAGAGCAGCAGTTGAAAATTGAAGATGAAATTATAGAAGAATTTAAAAATCCTGCTCTCAGAGAAATTAAAAAAAATACAGAAGTAGTCTATTATTTAATGATTTCTCAAAAAATAAAACAAAAAATAACTGAATTAGGATTACTAAGTGCCTAAAAGGAGAATAAATGGGAGAAACTGTAAAAATAAATATGCCATTTGATAAATGGTGTAAATTACAAAAAGATTTTGAAAGAGTAAATTCTAAGCTTCCAGAGAATGAAAAATTAGATTTTGAAAAATATAAATACTGTGTAGATTGGGGTAGATTATCTTTTGACTTACATGGTATAGAAATGGGAGCATTTAAAAGATTGAAAGAACCTGAATTTTATAACAAGAAAGGAGAAAATTATTAAATGAAATTACATGGAAAATTTTACAGCATTACAACAGGTGGAGTTTATAAAGCTTTGAATGTTGATTTCAAAGAAAGAAAAATAAAAGGAACAAATAAACAAGCTGGTGACCAAGAATTTGAATTTGATAATGTAATTTGGCTAGAAAGTACAGGTATAAAAATAAATAAAAACTATATTTATACAGATGATTATGTACTAGCTGTTAAAGATCATAATGTTATTGCTTGTGGAGTTGTAAAGAAAAGAGCAGATGGAAGCTATGCAATAGTTAATAAAAATCAAGGCACAGTAATTCCACTTTTACAACTTCAGTTCGATGGAGCAAAATTAATAAACTTACAAAATCATAAAATATATTTTGCTAAAAAAAATCAAAAATAGGAGGATATTATGGGAGTCATACTAGTAAAAAACAATAAAGGTGGAGTTGGAAAAAGCTGGATAGCATTACAGTTAGCAGCATACAAAGCCTTTAATAATGAAAAAGTCTTGATATTAACATCAGACTCTCAGAATAATATTTTGAATTATTCTGGAATAAAAGTTGAAGATACTTCAAAAAAAGGGCTTGAAGATATGCTTGAAGGGAAACCTTATAACTTAACTAAGTTAAGACCTAATTTATTTTTCTTACATCTTCAAGGTTATAAAGTTAAAGGGAATCTTGATGAAAAATTTAAGAAAAGAATTAACAGTTTAAAAGATGAATTTAAACATATCATCATAGATGGATCACCTGTCATGGACTTAGATTCTATCTTTGTTGATGTAGCTGAACACATTATTGTTCCAACTTTTTTAGATTCTGTCACTACAAGTTCTATTTTAAACTTACTTAAGAAAACTGATATTTCTAAAATTAGAGCTGTAATTCCAAATAGAGTAGGAAGAACAAGAATAGAAAAAAACTTCTACACTTTTTTAAAAGATACATTAACTCGTTCAGGAGTTTTCTTATCTATTCCAATTAATCATTCAGCAGTTATTTTAAAACTACTGGAAAAAGGTACTTTACTTTGGGAAAGCAGATCAAAAAAATTAGATGATATAAAAGAAGTTTTTATAAAAGTTTGGGGTGAGATAGATGATGAATGATGTGATGAAACAATTTGAAAATGTAATTTCTACTAATCAATTAAGAAAATTTGATTTCAAAAGTTACGAAATATCTGACATTGATAAAGAAAAAGTTGAAGAACAAGAAGCAAAACTTTTAAACAGCTTTAGAAAATATAAAAATAATCTTTTTGAAATATGCAGTTCTTTAGCTGAAGTTGAAAAAATATTAAAAGCTTCTGGAAGTTTTATGGCTTGGTATGAAAGTGCAGGGCTTACTAAAGATATGGTTTCTGTATTTTTAAAACGTTGGAATCTGTACAACTATTTCCCTGATTATAAAGATAAAATCTTTAGTTTATCAGATCAAGCTATAAAAATATTATCTCATAATTCAATAGGTTTTGATGATGTAAAAGCAGTTTTAATAACTGAAGCTTCAAAAGTCAAAGAGATAAAACAATTATTAGCTCCAGCAAGAGAAGAATTTGAAGTTCAGAGTAATGAACAAAAATATTTTAATTTTAATAAAATTAAAAAAATGGAAAAAAGAGTTAAAAATTTAAAAGCTGAAGAAAGAGAAGAATATAAAAAAGAACTTACAGAATATGTAAAAAAATTACAACAACTAATGGAGGAACTATGAGTAATGAGAATCAAAATAATTTAATCAATAAAGAAGATTTAATAAAAAAAGCTAAAGAAACTATAGATTATAATAACTCTCTTGTGGATGATGATGCAGCAGTTGCTATGCTTGGAATTTCAAGGATTGTTAATTTAAAGAATGAAATAGAAGAACTTAAAGTTTTCATAAAGGTTTTAAATAGATTAGCTTAAAAAAAAGACTTTATTATTTTGCACTGCAAATGACTTGCTCGTGTTAATAAAGCCCTGGACAGTTTTATTTTACAGTAAGTTGTTTGTGGTGTCAATACTATTAGGAGGACATCATGTTAGAAATAAGAAAAATATGGGGAGATACATACCTAGTAAATGGAGAACATTTAACACAAGATTTTAATGAAGCTGTTGTAATTGCTTATGAAAATAAAGAAAAAATAAAAAATTTTAAAGTGGAATATGCGGAAACTACTTTTTGGAAAAAAATTAAAAATAAACTTAACTTTCCATTTCTTTTATTGGAAAGCTGGATGTGATTCTATGAAAACAAATAAAAGAGATAAAAGTGGAAGATTAGTTTATACTCCTGAATTATTTAAAAATACTGGAAAACATTGGACTATTAATGAATTAATAGATTTAGTTGGTTATGATCAAACTATGAAAAGAGAGGAATTAGGATTAATGCTCGAAAGAACTCCTGGAACTTGTTCAAGTAAAATATCAAGATTAAAAAAGAATGGAGAATATGAATTTTATTTAAAAAAATTTAATAATAGAGGAAGGTAATATGGATATTTTAAAAATAGCTTTGGCTGCTCTTATGGCAGAGAAAGGTGTCAAGAATGAGGAAAGCAAAGAAAACAGAGAAGAGAGAAATCAAGATAAATGAAAAAAAAGAAATAAAAGTTACTAAAAAACCAACTGATGAAAAGCTAGAATCAGCTTTACTTGCAACAATTATTCTTAATATCTCTAGGACTTGTACAAATCATAAAAATGTATGGGATAAAGAACTTAGAGAGAATGATGGAATCATTCCATTTAAAAATTATATGGAAATATGCAAGGTTCGTGCTTCTGCAGATAAGATATATGAAAAATACTTTGAACCTACAGATGACGACATAGAAGATGATGTAAGAGGTAATTTCTTTTATACAGAAGTTATGGGAAAACAAGCAATGAAATGTCTTTCAGGTATAAATGAAACTCCAATTTTAACACCTGATGACGTTTCTCAAAAGCTTCCAGTAGGCTTTATGGGAACTCTGTGTTCATGGGCAAGAATGGTTAAAGATTTAGATACTGCAAAAATGAAAGGTGCTGCTAGAAGATTAGGAATAACTGAAAAAGAATTAAATAAAATCTTTAACTTTTCAGATAAATATATGGCATGGGTATATGAAGAAATTTCATTTAAATAATTTTTAAGGAGAAACAATGAAAATAAAAGTTAATCAATTTTATGAAAATGTTGATTGTCCTCGTGAGTTTTCTTGTGCTTATTGTGGAGTTCATGTATATGTAAATGATGTGAAAGATAAAAGAGTGAAATATTGCTCAGCAGTATGTGAAAAACAGTACTGGAGAGAAAAATCAAAACAAAATGCTGCTTATAAAAAGAGGAGTAGAGAAAAAGTCCTTGGTATGAGAAATTATAGTGCTAAAGATATGGCTATTAAACTCTATAAAGAAAAGAAAGAAGCAGAAGAAATGGACTGGAAGGAAAGAAAAGATGGCTAAGAATAAAAGCGAATTATTTGAAGAAGAATCTACAAATTTTGTTCTGAGTATCTGTAACAATAATTTTACTCTAAAAATTAATTTTC